TATCAAATGATTGTTGTGACATGGGCCATTCATCATAAACATTGATGATGTTGTTTGATGTGAGAACAACCCAATCTAAAGTAGCATCCCCATAAACTTCATAGGCAACATTGTCTGGTCTATCGTCACCTATAATTGTATATTTCTCAAAGAGAGTTAAGTTCTCAATGATATCTTCACGCAACTTTCCTTTCTTAAAAAGGTTTTTTACGGCAGTATAGTCTGATATATTTCTCCCATCGCTTGTGCGATTAACATAATCAAAGTTTGGTAAGTTGCGGAAGTAAGGATTTGCCATTTTAGAAACCTATAGATTTGTCATTATCTTGTGGATAATCATCATTAAAGATTGGATCAAGTTCTTGGAAGGACATGTTCAACTCATAAGAAACCATCTTACCATCACGGAATGTTGCATAGTTTCCATCTGGTGTATAGTTCACGGTCAAACTTTTCAATGCACAGATCTTAAACTTATTTAAGAAAGGGTGATCTTTATTGTCATGAAGATAACGAATCTTAAATGTATGAGGAGATTTTAAGAATAAGTTTGATTCGGATCTGATTGGTGCCATTCCTTGCTTAAAGAACCTGATGATTTTGATAATCTCATCAGATTCTTTTTGACTTCTTGCTGAAAGTTTGAATACAAAATCAAAAGGTCTTAACGTAGGACCTTGAAATAGAAGTTCAAGGTTTGGATTAAGAACTGCTCCAGTTGTTCTTGTGAGAAGACCTGGACCAGTTCCTGATGCTGATCCTGCCACTTGGGTTGCAATTGCTTTTTTGACATCATCACTATATGCACTAACTGAATTCAAAGTGTCTTCTATAGATTTTACAAGACCACCTCCACCTTGTTCTATGAATCCCAGAGCAGCACCAGCAGTTGCTAGTTGAGCAGCGTTCATTCTATCTTCTCCCCAACCAGCACCCGTAGTATCACTAATGCCACTTGGTATTGGTAGGAAAACTCTGCCTATTGTTTTGTCACTTTTAGATCCAGAACCTGCTTCTGATCCAACATTTGCTGCATTTGTTCTGTTGATTCCCAGTTGTCCTTGACCAATTTCACCAGGAACATATTCAATCATATTAAATTGAATTTTGTCTTGTTTTGAATCTCTTAAAGATAGTGGATATGTTAAAGTCATTGGAAACTTATTTCTTGTTCCTGCTTTATTAGATCCAATTGCTTCGTTTACATCCTTTGCATCTATTCGTTTTGGCGCAGTGTTTTCTGGTTCTGTTTGCGCTGTATTTGATAGAGAATTTACGATAGCCTTTTTTTGCACCGGAGAAGTTATACCTGCTTTATCTAATGCTTTCGATGTTCCTGCTTGAGTGTTTTTGGAAATAGCAGATGATTTGTTGTTAAGATCTTTTCTTAAACCAGCACCTGCAACATCTGTATATTCGTAATTTTGTCCACCATCAGTTGTTGTTGCTGCTAACTTCCATTCATTATCTGATATAACATAAACTTCTGTTTTACCACCGGTTACTTTACCATCAGCACCTTGGGTTGGAGTTGTTACAGTCGCATGGTATATGTCTGTTCCACCAGTAACTTCTTTAACAGTTTCTACCTTTCCAGGAGCGACCGCTTTTCGTACTTCTTTTACAGTGCCACCAACCTTCGTCCTGGCTTGACCACTACAAATACTACCAGCTGGACACGGTGGATCGCCTGCTCCGAATAAACCCATTATAGCACAAGTTTTTTATCTATTTAGACGGAATTTTGTTGTTCCAAAAAATCTTCATAAGGTCTATGTGCTCCAAACATCCAAAGTATTCTTGGAGTCTCTCCTTCTACATCAGTAACATAGTGTGCATGTTCTGATGGATAATAACAATGCAAATCACCTACGCTGATATCAACTGGGTTACCATCAACATATAATATCCCACCACTATCTGGTGCTTGAGTTATTATATTGCAACGATAGGTAACCCAGTTATCTTCAGATCTTAAATCACAATGTTCAGTTACGTTTCCGCCAGGATAAGTTACTGAAACTACGATTCCATCACTTCCATGTTGAAAATTTTTATATTTCAAAATCAATGGATACTTTTGGATCCCCATGAAATTCCGAACTTTATTTGAAATCTCAAGCACATACTCTGGGTATTTTTTATTACGCATGTATGGTCTGCTTGTCAATCTTTTTTTATAAGTAAACAAACCAACATGTCGTAAGATATATCCAATCACCGAATTGGTACTAGGTCCAATCCACTTTTCCTCTACACCTTTTAAGGCAATCTCGGATAATTTTTCACACTCTTCTTTGGTAAGAAAGTTTTTAAAAATTTGTACCATTATTTTTTACTTATTTAAACGGAATTTTCCATACTGAATTGAGATGAGATCATCAAGTTCTTCTGGTTCTACAATATAAACCTGACCTGCAAGTTCTTCCCAAGTGTATTGTCTATGATCTCTCCAGTGAAAGTTTAGTCCACGGAATCCCCATCGAAATAGTTCTGTTACCACAACTAATGGATGTTGATCATAAGTTATTCCAGGAGTTTTTGCATTGTAAACAAAGGTGCACAACTGTCCCACTTCGGGAATTGGTGTAACGGTATCATTGAGTGCTTCCATAATCATTAACATCTGATCTTCTTGATCATGAGTTTCATTCAACTCATCGATTATGGGTTCGATACGATTCATTTGATACCTAACTCGTCTTCTGTGATGATCTTAAATTCAATTCTTCTATCAGCACAAAACTCTTGAGCAGCTCTCCACTTTGCTTTGTTCACTTCCCAAGTTGTACACTCATAGATGTATGATTTGGTTTGTCTCTTTAGTTTCTTTGGAGGTTGAGTTTGTTTCTTGGGTTTCACTTCAATCACATAGGTCTTGACCTGACCTGTGCTTTCTTTTACTTTGATTATAAAGTCAGGATAATATTTGTGAACTCTTCTGTCAACAGGAGAGATATATGGAATGTGAAACTCTTCACTACCCCACTGAAGAATATTTTCGTTGAGATCACACCACTTACAAAACTTGCGTTCCCAACTACTCCGACATATAATATTATTTGGATTTCCTTGGTACTTCTGTGGGTATGATGGTTTGTATTTACTCTTAATACTCTCTGCCATTCCCTGTATACATAATATATAAGGTCAAATAGTATTTATAAATGCCTCAACCACTAGGTATTAAGCAGATAAAAAGTAAACTGTTGAGTCCTGCTCTCACTTCTTTATACTATGTACAAGTTAATTTACCGAGCAGTGGTCCATTAACTCCTGGTTACATGAAGAGTAACGGAGTTCTGTTGGATCAAGAAAGACTCAACTTGATGTGCTGTGAGGCAACTTTACCAGGATCACAACTTGCAACACTTGAGTTGAATAACGATCGCACTGGTGTAACAGAAAAACACGCACATAGAAAAATCTTTGATGATAGAATTGATTTAACTTTCTATGTTGATGCAGAGAACTATATGCCAATCAGGTTCTTTGAGACTTGGATTAACTTTATATCACAACAAAGTACAGTCACTGCTGAAGGTCGTCCTTCTGCAACTGATAAAGACTATTTCTATTCCTTTGAGTATCCTGATGATTATATGTCAGACAATGGAATGAAGATCGTTAAGTTTGAGAAGAGTAGTCTTGGTAATGCTGGTATTGGTGGATTCTTTGGAGCAAATCCATCAAAGGGTGGTCAACTAACATATACTTTCATTAGAACATTTCCAATAAGCATATCATCGATGCCCGTATCATATGATCAGTCATCTCTTCTGAAATGCACTGTATCAATGTCATATATTAGATATGTTGTTGATGGATCTAATCCTCCGATTACTGCATCATCTTCTTCAGCATCAAGACCAGTATCAGGTCCTCCAGACTATCCTGGTAATTTGACATCACCAGATTTTATTGATACTGCTAATCTAAAACTGGGAACAAATTACTTCAACGATGCCAATGTGAATTTTGATTTTGATCCAAATGCACAAGCACTCTTTAATACTTCGCAAGCATTTAATTCTGGACTTCCTGCTGCTGGTGCAGGGACTGCAGCGTTTGTTCCTCAAGGACGCTAATAAATAACATTACTGAACTTTTTGGGTTATTATGCCTTTACCAAAGATTGCTACGCCAACTTATGAACTTGAGTTGCCATCGACAGGAGAAACAATTCAATACAGACCTTTCCTTGTAAAGGAAGAGAAGGTTCTTGTGATTGCTTTAGAGAGTCAAGATACAAAGCAAATCACAAATTCAATTAAGACAGTTATCAAAAACTGTATCCTTACTAAAGGAATCAAAGTAGAGAGTCTTCCTACGTTTGATATTGAGTATCTGTTCCTCAACATTCGTGGTAAGTCTGTCGGTGAAGAAATTGATGTCAATATTATTTGCCCAGATGATGAAGAAACTCAAGTCTCTGTTACAATAAATCTTGATGACATTCAAGTTATCAAGAGTGATGAGCACGAAAAAAGAATCAAACTTGATAAGTCAATTATGATGGAGATGAGATATCCATCATTAGATCAGTTCATCAAGAACAACTTTGAGTTTGATGATAAGACTTCAATGGATCAATCATTTGAGTTGATTTCATCATGTATTGATAAGATCTATACTGAAGATGAGGTTTGGGTTGCTGCTGATTGTACAAAGAAAGAGATCAATGAATTCCTTGAGTCAATGAACTCCTCACAGTTCAAGGGTATTGAAAAGTTTTTTGAGACAATGCCAAAACTTTCTCATACTGTGAAGGTTAAGAATCCAAATACAAAAGTTGAAAGCGAAGTAGTGCTTGAGGGCTTAGCATCTTTTTTCGCGTAGCGATGATCCACATGGATCTTATGAGTTATTTTCGCCTCAACTTTTCCTTGATGCAGTACCATAAATACTCTTTGACTGAGATTGAAAATATGATGCCTTGGGAACGAGACATCTATGTTGGATTATTGCAACAGCACCTTGAGGAAGAAGAACTAAAGCAGAAGCAAAGTAATGCCTTCACCTAAAGCACTCTCACCAGCAAAGTTTTTTGGAGAGGAAAAGTATCAACAATATATTGATGAACTCACTGCCAGTGGGACTATTGGTGGTGAGACGCTTACCCCTGATGAGAGAAAGGAAGGGTTTAAGAAGAGAGGAGATAAGATAGACTTTGAGAAGTTTGTCAATAAGGTGCTGGAAAGAAAGCAAGCAGCAACTGTAACTGGTGGTGGCGGTAAGGCATTACCTGGAGGTGGTGGAGCAATTGTAAGAGCACCTGGCGGTGCCATGCAGAAGTTCATACAGTCTCCTGTCGGTGATAGCGCAGAGAATATCCTTGAAGATATTAATAGTAAACTTGATGATCTTCTGAATACGATTCGTAGCGAGCAAAAGATAGAAGAGAAGTCAGTAGAGAAGGAAAGACAATCTTCGGAAAGAGAAAAGAGAACAGCAGCAGAAAATAAATTAGAGAAAAGATTTGGCGGTCTAAAGAAAGCAGCAGAGAAAATTATTGCTCCTGTCAAAGGGATATTAGATCAAATCCTTGACTTCTTTGTGAAGATATTATTTGGAAGAGCACTCTATAAAATTGTTGAGTGGTTTGGTAATAAAGAAAATCAAGGTAAAATACAAACCATCATTCGTTTCATTGGTGATTTTTGGCCTGCTCTCACTGCTGCTGTACTTTTATTTGGTACAAGTTTTGGTGGAGTAGTCAAAGGAATATTAGGAACTGTTGGTAGATTGACAGTTGGACTTCTGAAAGTCATTCCAAAATTTGTAAAGTTCCTTGCCAGTCCTCTGGGTCTTGCTCTCACTGCAGCAGCAGGAATCGGTGCTTTGTTTGCTAAAATGATACAGGCAAACCAAGAAGGAACTGCAGTTATTGCAGACCCTAATGATCCTGGTAAGTCTCAAATGGATGAGATTAATCAGGGTGGTGGTATGACTGGTATGCCACTCTCTGCTGACATGTTAGGATTCAATAAAGGTGGTCTTGTCCCAGCATTTAAGGGTGGTGGAAAAGTTCCTGGTGGCGGACCAAATAGAGATAGTGTTCCTGCCATGCTCACGCCTGGTGAGTTTGTGATGAGCAGAGGTGCGGTTCAGAGATATGGTACAGATACTCTTGCATCAATGAATGCTGTTGGTGGTGGAACAAACATCCCCACAATGTCTAGGGGAATTACCAAGGCTCAAGGTGGTGGAATGATAGCAGAGAAAGAAAATTATTCCCCCAACAAGAGTAAACTCAATAAGAGAGCAAATACAATTAAAAATCTCACCAAAACAGGTGCAACAGTTAAGATGCCATCACTACCAAAGATGATGACAGAGACTGTTGATAATTTTATTCTTGCTCCGATTGCAACGATTGTGAATAATCTAACGGGAGCATCTGGTACTCCCAATGAATTTAATTTGAGTGCATCAAAAATTATGGGTGGTGATAGTGAAATGAATATCTACCATGAGGACAACCGAAAGTATTCTATTGGTTCTGGTCAAGGATCAAGGAGAAGAATGAGTGTTGCTAGCAATCAGGTTCAGAGAACACCAATCAGTCCACCAACCAGAAGAAAACCACAAGTTGCATTCCTCCCAGTACCAGGATCTGGTGGAGGTGCTGGAGCAGCAGCAGAACCTTCTCGCGGTGCATCCATACCTAGTTTCAGTGCCTCTACTCCAGGATCTGGTCCAAAGCGTCAGACATTGGGGGTAGGCTGATATGGCAAAACTCTTACCTCCCTCCAGTTCAGGTGGAGCAATTGCAAAAATTTCTCAACCACCTGCTCCTGGTGCATTCTCATCTCCACTTTCTGATGGTCTCTTAAAGGTAAAGACTAAAGTCATAGATGTTGATAAGGTATTTAAGAGTAGACTTGCTGATAAGAAGAAGGCAGAGAAATTAAAATTAAAACAAGGGGAAAAGGAAAGGAGAGCAGAGAAAGAAGAAAAGTTAGAGACAAAACCAAAAGCAGAGAAGAAAGAAAAGAAGTCTAAAAAAATTCCAGGAATGAGTTTCCTGGATAAGATTAAAAACTTTATTGGTAGTATCCTCCTTGGATATTTTGCATATCGTTTAGTTGATCATGCTCCAAAGTTATTGATATTTGCCAAAGCAGCAGGAGCAGCAGGTGATTTTATTATTAATTGGAGTGGAAAGATATTTGATGGGTTGGTGACATTTTTAGACTCTAGTTATTCAATGTATGATGGATTGAAATCTAAAACTAGAGATTTATTTGGTGAGAGTGGAGTAAAACAGTTAGAGAACTTCGCAGACTCATTTAAGAAAGTTGCTAACTATACACTCATCACTGCGATGGCATTTGGT